TCATTTACCCCGTTTTATCACCGGTACATCTCCCAAATCATTCAGCGCTCCCGGAAAGGTCTTTAACCACTGTGCCACTTTCTTTTTATTAATATTCACCACACTCATACCTTCCAGGCATCCCCATAACTCACGCGTATGCTGCGGCGTAATCACAATACAATCCTTCATCACCCGGATTTTTACAGGCATCCCGTCAATAAAACCTGCATTTGCGAGCCACTTGCCGCTAAGGGGGAGATATTTACAGTCCACCCGTGAATAAAGTTCGCAACAGGCAGAGCAGTCTTCCGGTGTTTCCGCTCGGGGGTGAACAGGGGCAGCATCAGTCCGGTTCCCGTGCAAACGGCGAATATCATTTTTGCGTATCAGATCGCGGTTTTCGGTAATACTGTTAAAAGCGTCTGATTCTGTTTTGAAAACAGTAAACTCTGGCTTAAAATTCGTCTCAGCCATATTCAACTCCTTGAAAGTTGTTTTTGGTTAGCGGCATGTAGGTGTTCCACCACCTTCATGCTGCGTTCGTTAATAATATTAAAAATTATATCCGGTTAACGCTTCCTTTACTGTGAAGTGATTTCCTTTGCGTTGATTATACCTGGCTGAATAAAAATACAGTATCTGATTAAAGGGTAAGTTCGGGAATTGCGAGGTAACTTCAGAAAATATGACTGTGATTGTTGTGTCACTCGTTAATTATCATTAACGGTTTTTCGTATCGCCCACCTATCCTGACAATCTTCCTAAATCACCTGTCGTTTTAAGAAGTCCAATTAATCACGGTCTGATGGGACGGGTCGCAGTGCGGATGAACCAAATAACGGTCAATAGCCTGAACGTGCCGGAAAACACCACAATGGATGCGACCGAAATGGAAACGGTTCACACCGATGGCGCGATTGTCCTGCTGCGTTTTCCCACAACCGTTAACTGATTGAAATAGCGATAAACAGATCAAAAAACAAGACCAATCCCTACGTAAAATTACCAGGTTAAACGCGTATTCATCCGAATAGTTTGCCCCTTCGGGACTGCTTATGCTTCGTCTCACTGACTTTTTCCTGCCAACGGCGGACGACTGTTCGACGTGCGGAATATTTTTTCAACGGAGTAGAGATGAATATGAAAGCTATTTTAGCCGCCCTGCCGATCGCAATGATTCCGGCCACTGTTCTGGCAGCAAATACCGAGGAAGGGTATTACGGTTCGGCAAAATATCTGCAGGTTGAACAGCGTGCGAAAGAGATGGATACCAGCGCGCGCCCGGGTGTCGGGCAGTTTGTGGGTGGTAAAGAGAAGGAGCACTTCGGCAGCGCGGCGATTGCAGCGGGCTACCAGTTTGGTAACGGCTGGCGTACCGAGGGTGAATATACTTTTAAGCAGAAGGCCGAATATACCAGCGGCTCCAGCACATTCGCTAATAGCTATAACCACCTGAAAACAGAAACTGAGCGCCTGATGGTCAACGTTTATCGTGACTATGAGCTGGGTTATGGCGTTTCCCTGTACGGGACGGCAGGCCTTGGCGTAAGCAAGATTAAAGCCGGCGGCTGGCAGGGTAACTCGGGCCGTGAATATGCCTCAATCACGCAAAACAACCTGACCTACGCCTTAGGAGCCGGTGTGAGTTACACGGCAATTGAACGCCTGTATGTTGATCTGGGCTACCGCTATATCGATATGGGCAAGATCGAAAGCGGATATAACAACTTCACTAACGCGCGTGGTTTAAAAGACGAACAGATGAAAGCACATATCGTCTCTAATGAATTTACCCTTGGCATGCGTTATGTCTTTTAGCCTGTTGTAAGCGTCACTGCCTTAAAAACAGGGCCAACGCCGCAGGAATGCGGGGTTGGCTTTTTTATTGCGAGCATGCGGTTTTGATTACCCGCACGCCATCAGTTCACCTCGCTGTAAATCCCCACCACGCGACCCACCGTTTTGATCTCGTCGATACCGCATTCAAAGGGAACCTTGCCCCCCGCCACGTGGAGCTTTTTACCCGGCAGCAGCGTTAAGTCGCGGATGCTGGTGGTGCCTTCAATCTCAACCAGCCACAGACCGTCGGTTAACGACGCCTCTTTCTCAATAAAGTGCAGCTTGCCCTCCGCCCTGACGGCGATGCCGCGCGCCAGCGGTTTGCTAAAGACAGCAGAATCGATACTCAAAATAGTATTTTCTTCTAGTCTTCCATCACTAAGGGTGAACGCGGAAACCGAAACGGGATCGCCCGGCGCGGGGTTACCTTCAAACTGCGCACCTTGTCCGGTCATCAGCCAGCGAAGGCTGGCGCCGGTGTCCAGCGCGCACTGAACCGCAAAGTCATAAGAGATGGTACCGCGCGCGTAGCGGTTCTGAAGCGAGCTGGCGGCGATATTAAAGTGCCGGGCCAGCTGGATTTTCTGCGTGAAACCATATACCTGACAGATTCTATCGAGTAACTCTTCATTATTCACTTGAGAATCTAAAATCAAAATATGTTCCTTTGAGTGTTTACTAATACTCATTTGGGTATTAATATCATTACAAATTCGGGCAATCAGCGGCAGACGTTGGCAAACAGAGGCTAATGATTGCAGACAGTATCAAAATGGGAATCATGCAGCATGGCTTCTGAAATCGCAATCCTCAAACGGCGGAAAAAGCCGTGCTGTGCCCGTTATCAGCGCATTAGCGTGCGTGAATTTACGCGAGGGGAGATATGGCGATAGAAGCTGCCCGTGCAAGGGTTCCACTTAGCGTGGGGGCTCGTCTTAGCGGGCTTAACCACGTCGCTGAACTGCGCGCCCGATACGGGAGCGATAGCGGAAAAGAGCTGGCGCGGTTTATGGCCGAGCTGCGCGATAAGCGCGATCCCTGTTTTGAGGAGAACAGCAGGGCGCTGGCCGCCATCTTTTTCCTGGCGAGATTGCCCGTCGCCCGTCACGAGTGCGATATCAGCGAGCTGACGACCGAGGAGAAAAGGGCGCTGATTACCGCCATGAACCATTTTCGTGCTGTTGTGAGTCTATTTCCTGAACGGCTGACCATGCCGGTGTAACCCAACCAAAAAACGAATGGCGTAAACCCGCCGGGCATTCTATTGCCTGAAATTAAGGAGAACGCGTGATGCGAAACAGTGAAAACCGCCCTTATCCGATTGGAAGTGAAGAACTGAAACGCCTGCTGAGGGAGGCAAAAACAGAGGAACGATGCGCACGAGCCCGCGCGGTCTCCCTGCGCCTGGAGGCGCTGGCGAGCCATATCTTCAAAACCAGCATGAGCGGGGAAGACGTTGCCGAACTGCTGTGCCTCGAGGCGGCCCGCTACGAGCGCGAATCACAGGAGCTGCACTGATGGCTGATTTTATCGATCTTGCGCAGGCGCGCGAGCAGGAAGACAGAGAGCGGCACATAAATCACGCCCGCAGACGGCCCGCATCGCCTTCGCGTTTCCTCTGCGAGGACTGCGAGGCCCCGATACCCGAGGCGCGCCGCATGGCGGTGCCCGGCGTGGCCCTGTGCGTCACCTGCCAGGAGATCGCGGAGATGAAAAATAAACACGTCCGGGGAGGATGAGTTGGCTACGTCATTTGCTTATCCGTGGAACGCTCCGCGGTCGGCCATTGCCAGCCCCTACCTTACTCATGCCCAACTGCAGCGCCGCGATCGCCTTTTCGCGGCGCTGCAGCAGGCAAGAATTGCCCTCTCACAGCAGCCTGACTGCGTGCGCGTTGACGTCTGGCGCACGGTCGACGCCCTCGAACAGCGTCGGGGCAGCCCGCAGGCCAATGCCTTTTTGATCCGCTTCTGCAACAGGATGCTGCCCCGCCTGCGGCAGGTCTCTGAACGCTATGCCTGCGCGGGCCTGCACAGCGCGGTCTCCCGGGCCGTGTTTGACGGCCATTTCGACACCCGGCTTCTGCAATACCTTGCCTCGCGCATGGTCGAGTTGGTTGCCCGCTATAACCGACTTCCGGATATGTCCCGCGCGGATATCGACCTGCTGGCCGCCGATATCGCCAGCTTTATTCGCGGCGAGCTGGCGAATATTAACGATGCTGACATGGGTGAATACCAGACGCTGTTCGTCTGGTATCAGCGCGCCGGGCTGATCGCCCGTCAGTTCAACGTGTCGCCTCCGCACTGGGAGCGGGTGTCGAAGACGTTTTTTAACAAAGATGATGTTGCCGCGGCGGTGATCCGCCTGTTTTCCGAGGCGTGGTGGCGCGGGCGCCTGCGCCGGATCGCGGCTGCCTGGCGCGAGCATTTGCAGATTGCCCTCGGCAACGTCAGCAAAAAGAGAACGGCGTATGCGAGCAAGCGCTGCGTGACCGAGTGGCGCGAGCAGAAGCGCCGCACCCGCGAATTTCTCAAGGGCATGGAGCTGGAAGATGAAGAGGGCAACCGCATCAGCCTGATTGAAAAATACGATACCTCGGTGGCCAACCCGGCGATACGTCGCTGTGAACTGATGACCCGCATTCGCGGGTTTGAAAATATCTGCCAGGCGCTGGGCTATGTGGGCGAGTTCTATACCTTAACCGCCCCCGCGCGGTATCACGCGACCATGAAGTCGGGCTACCCCAACGCGAAGTGGAACGGGGCCAGCCCGGCGGAAACGCAAAGCTACTTCACCCGGCTGTGGGCACGCATCCGCGCAAAGCTGCACCGGGAGGGGCGCCGTATTTTTGGTATCCGCGTTGCGGAACCCCATCACGACGGTACGCCCCACTGGCACATGCTGATGTTTATGCGGCCGGAAGAGGTCGAATGCGTTCGCCGGATTATAGGGGACTACGCGCGGGAGGAGGATGCCGCCGAGCTTCAGAGCGAAAGCGCCAGACAGGCGCGCTTTCACGCGGACGCCATCGATCCGCAGAAAGGCAGCGCTACCGGCTACATCGCCAAATACATCTCCAAGAATATCGACGGCTATGCGCTGGATGGCGAGACCGATAGCGAAAGCGGCGGGCTGCTGAAGGAGACGGCGTCCGCCGTGTCGGCCTGGGCGGGGCGCTGGCACATTCGCCAGTTTCAGTTTATCGGCGGGGCGCCGGTAACGGTCTACCGCGAGCTGCGACGTCTGGCGGATACCGGGGCCGCGCGCGGTCTGAGCGTCGAGTTTGCCGCCGTCCATGATGCTGCCGACGCCGGGGACTGGGCGGGTTACGTCACCGCGCAGGGCGGGCCGTTTGTGCGTCGCGATGATTTACAGGTGCGCACGCTGTATGCCCCGCGCGCCGGGTTTAACCAGTACGGCGAGGAAACCGTCCGCATCCACGGCGTGTACGATTCCGCCGTCGGCGCGGGCAGCCCGATTTTAACCCGACTTACCCAGTGGAAAATTGTGCCGAAGCGGGCCGACACTAAGGACGCACCTGCGCCTCCTCGGAGTTCTGTCAATAACTGTACGGTGAGCGATCTCTCTCAACCTCTTAACCGGCGTGCGAGACGGGCGTTAACCGAACGCATCAAACGCATCCGGCCCGGCGCAGCGGCGCCCTTTGTCTACGAGCGGGATCCGCAGAACGGGGTTCCGGAGAGGGTGATTGACGAGATTCGGCTTGCCACCGGAATCGCCATCAGCCGGGGAGAGGCCCTGCATCTGATGGCGGGCGGCGTCAGCCGCTTTAACGACAAATGGTGCAGAGGCGCAGCTGACGGATCGCTCTTTCCGGCGGGGCGTTCTTATCAGGAAAAGGCGCGAAAAATCCTTGAACGTATTGGGCATTTAACGGAACTGCTCACCCAGCGGGTACGCTAATCTCCATCGATATCATGTACATACCGCGAAGGGTTCTGATTTTTCGCTTCACTCTTTTTATGAATACGTGCTACTGTATGTTTATACAGTATCTCGTGGTGGAGGTTGTGTGGACAGAGAGTTGAACGAGCAGGTCATGATTGAACGCGTCGAGATGATTGCGCGACTCACGACAGAAGGAACGTGTCAGGAAAGAGATCGTGAAATTGCCCTGAATTTGATTGCTGAGATTGCGCGGGGAAATTTAATCAAGAACAACGCGTTTACCGTTGTTTTCTCGGCATCGCCTGTTCCGGAACGCATTAAAAAAGAGGGTAACGTTCGGGTGAACATTACCCTCGATAAAGATCGGCAGATTGGCCATGCCGTCGTCGAGGCCTTCCAGTGCGAACTGACCCGCAGAATACGGTCCCTGTTTCCGTCATCCCGGGTGAACGTGAAGTTAGGCTCGGTGACGGGAGTCGAGCTCCAGGGGCTTGAAAGAGAGGCCGATCGCGAGGCGCTGGACGCTATTCTCCGGGAAGTCTGGGAAGACGAGAGCTGGCGCTAGCCCCGGCTCATTACCCGACCCCACGCCCTCATTCAGATTTTGCGCTTCCGGTGAACCACGCGTCGCTGCTCGCGGACGGTCTGTTGTGTCCGCGTTTGCCCATCTCTCAGCGATAGCGAAAAGACCGCCGGCCCGGGAAACTCTACGGTACCTGGAAAACCGGATGTTGGGAGCGTCTGATGAAAATCTATGCAATGCAGGGGGACACGCTTGATGCCGTTTGCGCTCGCTTTTATGGGCGCACGGCAGGCGTCGTTGAAGCCGTTCTGAAGGCCAATTCTGGCCTCGCGGAGTTAGGCGTTATCTTGCCTCACGGCACGCCGGTAGAGATGCCGGAGGTGGATAGCGCCCCCACAAAAGAATCCGTAAACCTATGGGACTGAGCCTGGAGAAGATCACCACGTTTATCGCCTACTGGCTGGCCGTGGCGCTGGCCTGGTTCGGGGCGATGTCTCCTGAAAAAGTCGCGCTGTACGTGGGAAGCCTTTGCGCCATTTTTACCGCGCTGACGAATTACTGGTTTAAGCGAAAAACCTGGCGCTATCTCCAGTCTCTGGGCCTCGACAAGAAGAGCATTCGTGAACTCAATCATTAAGCGTTGCAGCGTCGCCGGCGTGCTGGCCCTGGCGGTGCTGATGCCTGACTTTCGGCTGCTGAAAACGTCCCCGGAGGGGCTGGCGTTGATTGCCGATCTCGAAGGATGTCGCCTCTCGCCTTACCGGTGCAGCGCCGGGGTCTGGACGTCAGGCATTGGCCACACGGCAAACGTCGTGCCGACGCGGGACATTACCGAGCGTGAGGCCGCGGTAAACCTGGTCGCTGACGTGCTCAACGTTGAGCGGCGGCTGGCGGCCTGCGCGCCGGTGGAGATGCCGCCCCGGGTCTACGACGCGCTGGTGAGCTTTACCTTTAATGTCGGCACGGGCGCCGCCTGCCGTTCGACCCTGGTGTCGTTTATTAAGCGTAAACAGTGGCCGCAGGCATGCGGCGAGCTTACCCGCTGGGTGTACGTCAACGGCGTCAAAAATGCCGGGCTGGAAAACCGCCGCGTTCGCGAGAAAGCCTGGTGCACGAAGGGGCTGCCGTGAGGGTCCTCATGCTGATATTGGCCGGGCTGCTGGCCGTCACGCTGTGGCTTCGTCATGACAACCAGACCCTGTCCCGCTCCTTGGCCACCGCTAACCGGGTCGCCAGTGAGCAAAAAAACGCTCTCGCCGCGCTTAATCAACAGCTTTCCCTGGCACAGCGGATGGCCAGATCCAACGAAAACGCCCAGGTGAGGCTCCGTGAGGCGTTGCTCGTTGCCAATGAGGAGCAGGCAAAACGGGAAGCGACTATCGGGAGATTGCTCAATGAAAATGAAGCGTTACGCCGCTGGTATACCGCTCAGCTGCCTGATGCTGTCCGCAGGCTGCACACCCGCACCGCCTGCGCCTCCGCAGCACATTGTTTACAACGCCTGCCCGAAGGTGAGCCGCTGCCCGATGCCGGGAAGCGAACCCGCCACTAACGGCGATCTCAGCGCAGATATTCGCAGGCTTGAGTACGCCCTTATCGCCTGCGCGCTGCAGGTGGAAACCATTAAAGACTGTCAGGATAAACTCGATGCACAAACTCAAGAGCCTGCGTCAGGCATTAATTGACGCGATCCCCCAGCTGAATGCTCACCCGGAGCGCCTGCAGATGTCGGTCGGCAGCGGCAATATTGACGCCCGCCTGGCCTCCTCGCTCTCCTTTGAAAAGCGCTATGCGCTGAACGCGAAGGTCAGCGGTTTCACCGGCGACAGCGAGGGGTTTTTCGTCCCGGTGCTGGCCTGGCTTCGGGAAAACCAGCCGGACATGTTTACCCTCGATGAAGGACACAAAAACGGATACACCTTCGCGATCGTCCTGAACGATGACGATACGATGGACATCAGCATCAGCGTGCAGGTGACCGAGCGCATTCTCGTGTCCCAGGAGCAGGGCGCTCTGCACGCGACGTACTCCCCCGAACCGCCGCTGCCGGAGCCCGTCACGCGTCCGAAAGAGTTGTACATTAACGGCGAGCTCGTCAGCAAGTGGGAGGACTAACTCCCCCGCGCTGAAAGCCGCCTGCGGCCTGCTGTCTGGACAGCTTGTTGTTTCATCCCGCAGAAAACCCCGTCTCGTTGCTGCCGTTCTTCCTGAACGGCATTCTCTTCTCATGAATACATTAACTTCCATGAACGGCATCGCTCGCGCGATCCGCAATCTGATTCGTATCGGTGTTGTGACCGATGTTGACCTCAACAGAGGGCTTTGTCGCGTCCAGACCGGCGGGATGAAAACCACCTGGCTGAACTGGCTAACCTGCCGCGCGGGACGTTCGCGCGTGTGGTGGGCCCCTTCCGAGGGCGAGCAGGTGCTGCTGCTGGCCATCGGCGGGGAGCTTGATACCGCCTTCGTGCTGCCCGGCATTTTCTCGGACGACCATCCGGCGCCGTCCGGGTCGCCTGACGCGCTCCACGTCTCGTTTCCGGACGGCGCGGTCATTGAGTACGAACCCGGGCGCGGGGCGCTGACGGTTTCAGGCATTAAAACGGCCGACGTTACCGCCTCTGAATCGCTGACCGCCACCGTGCCGGAGGTGCGGGTGACGTCAACGTCACGCATTACGCTGGATACGCCTGAAGTGGTGTGCACTAACAAGTTAATTACCGCCTCTCTTGAAGTGCAGAAGGGCGGTGTGATGGCCGGAAATATCGAGCATTCCGGCGGCAAATTCACCTCCAACGGGGTGCAGGTAGACAACCACGCGCACGGCGGCGTGCAAAGCGGCGGAAGCTGGACTAAGGGGACACAATGACGGTGCGTTACAGGGGAATGAACAGGCAGACCGGGCTTAGCATTTCAGAGGCTGACCACATCCGGCAAAGCGTGCGCGACATTCTGGTCACGCCGATTGGCTCGCGGGTCATGCGCCGGGATTACGGCTCGCTGCTGGCGGCGATGATCGACAGGCCGCAGAGTCCGGCGCTGCGCCTGCAAATCATGGCTGCCTGTTATTCCGCCATCCAGAAATGGGAGCCGCGGATAAGCCTGACGGCCATCACCTTCGAGCGTTCGGAGAATGACGGGACGTTGTATGTCGATATCACCGGCACGCGCCCGACCTCCGGACAATCCTTTTCTATCACCATTTCACTGAGTTAA